CCGCATTGCCAGCGACCAGCTTAGCAAGATAGCCGCTACCCTTGCCGACGAACGCAGGCGCGAGGCTGGGCTAGAAATATGGCAATGGCTACACTCCGGTAAGCTACGCCCGCGATTGAATCACGTAGCCCGCGATGGGAACTATTATAGCGATAACCCAGCCGACGTTGGCAAAGTGGTCGAAGGCAAAACGGTCAAGCCCTTGCCCGATAGCAGGCCGGGGCAAGAGCCGTTTTGTGGTTGCCGTTCACAAGGGGTTTTGACTTTTGACTAGGTAGCGTTCGCCTTGGCTATTGCTGCGCGGGCTATCTTAATTATCGTGTCGTAAGCGCCTTCAAAATCGCAGCCGTCAATTTCATCTCCGTCAATTTCTTCCCACAGATTTTGCCGTGCAATATTCTGCAAAGCTTCACACATCACTTCTATGGTGTCGGCTGCATCATGCCGAGCGTCATATGTAGGGTCAAGCGTGGCCTTCCAATGCGCGTCTGTTGCATGCTCAATGGCGTGGGGTTTAGTTGGTAGTGTCATTGTCTGTTACTCCAATCTGCAAGGTCCTCTATAGTGTTAAATCCAAGCATCGGCAAGAAGAAAAGGGGAGTGCCTTTGGCAGCCAAAATCTTGTAACCTTGGATTTCGTTAGCGGCCCCAGCGGCGGCCCCAGCGGCGGCCCAAGCGGCGTCCCTAGCGGCGGCCCAAGCGGCGTCCCTAGCGGCGGCCCAAGCGGCGTCCCTAGCGGCGTCATAACTCCTCCAATCAAACACAGTCATAGAATCCAAATACTTGAAGAACTTCAAGACAAGTTGCGCGTGTTCGCCGAGCACCTTCTCTGGAGCGGTTAGGACGATTGATGGCGCACCATCAACCTTGTCATTAATTTGGCGGAGTAATATGGCATGGCCGCGTGATATGCCTAGTAACTCAGCAACAGCCCGATCGGCGTCACCCTGCTCCGCCAAACCAAGCTGTTCAACACCCCACCCGCCCACAAGGTGCAAGACTTGTCCCTGCGCACACATGCAAGATGGGTTTTCAGGCTCGGCATTATAGGCTTTAATGTCGACCAAAGCGCCCTTGTATGGCTTGCCTTCGCCTGAATCCCATTGCTCTATCAATTGTTCTATCGTCTTTGTCATATCGTTCTCCTTTTGCAATGCGTCAACGATAACGAATCCCGCAAAAGTCGTCAAGTTAAAATAAAAGCTTGACGGGCGTGGCGCGGGTGCGTAATTGTGACAACGGCCCCGCTGGCAGACCGGGGATAGCCAAATAGTCTGCTACAAAATTCAGGTTTTTCGCGTCGCCGGTCGCGAAAAATGGACGGCGCTATTCTGGGTGGAGTCGCGATCTGCCCGCATTGCAGCGTGCGAGGCCTGCCGCCGTCCAACATTATTCTAAGGAGCACAATATGACCGAATTTAAGCATGTTTTGACTTGGCGAGAAATATGGGACTTAAGAGAAGCTCTTGCGGGCTTGATCTGTTACGTTTCCGACAATAGCTGTAGCGATCCAGATTGCTGCGGCGAACCTTATTATGACCGCGCTGACCTTGAACACGCGGAAACGCTATTGGCCTGCTATGGTTTAAAATGGAATGGGAAAACGGAATGACACTTAAAAGATATGCAAAATGCAAGATACAATTTGAATTTTGGGCCGTTACGGTTGGTTTTATTTTTGTGCTAAACATAGTTGATATTTTTAATGAACGTATTGCGGTTGCATTAGCTATAGGCGCGATCATTTACGCGGCAATTTCCATGTTAATCGCTATCAGGTCAACGGAATGACACCATTCGAGCGCGCTGCAAGGGCGATAGCCTATACTATCATCGGTTATTATCCTGTTGATGGCGAGGAGGTTTTTTATGACGCAGCTTTCTTCGATGCGGAGGATTTTGAGGACATTGCTAGGGCCGTCCTTGAGGCTATTCGAAAGCCTAACGAAGATATGTTCCATGCCGTTGACGACGGTTGCGGACCTTCCACTGAATATCTAACAAAAATATGGCAAGCCATGATTGACGCGGCGTTAGGAGAGTAAACATGTAGTGTCACACAACACGAAACAACGTTTAATGGCCGAAGCGAATGCCTACGCGGTAGAGATAGGGGTGAGCGGAAGCGCCTTTCGCCAAGGCAAGATGGTCGCCTTTGGGCGTCCCGATCATTACGTAATTATGCACGTTTATGGCGCGATGAATGCCAGTGATATATTAGCTCACGCCCAATCGCTTGTGGAAGGCTATAAGATGGGGTGCGTGATGATGTTGTTTAGTAAAAATGGGTCTGGCTCCATAACTTTGCAAATATCAGGTAAAGATGACCACAATTTTGAGAGTGTGCCTGATGCTATTGCAGCTTGCCGCCGTCATTTTATGGAAGATAGCCGGACGCCATGCAAGGCCCTTCAGGATCACTTGGTCTACAGCATAACAGTTTCTGAAAAATGGAATGGTGTTGGCCTGCCATAATCGGCGGTAACGCCTAACCCGCGCCCGCGTATCATTGCGGGCAATGCAATTTCATGACTCCCTTACGCTTGACGCCCCGCGCCTCACAAAAGACGGCTTTATGAAAGTCCGTGCCAAAGCTGCGCGCGCTGGTGTTTATGACTATTTGGGCATGGAAGTTGACCCCGAAGCTAAGCGCGTAGGCGCGCGGGATACCGTGAAAGTCTATCGGCCCAACGATGAAGTATTTGCCACCGACAGTGTCTCTAGCTTTATCGCTAAGCCCGTCACCAACAACCATCCCGACGAACCCGTAAACGCTGGAAACTGGACGCAGCACGCGCGCGGTGTTAATATGGGCGCTTTGCGTGACGGAGATTATCTCGCGTTTGATTTGGTTGTTATGGACGCCGCGCTAATCTCTGACATCGGTGCGGGCAAGCGTGAATTGTCTAACGGCTATAGCTGCGTGCTCGACTGGACCGCTGGCGTAACTGACGCGGGTGAGCAATACGACGCGATTCAGCGCAACATCCGGGGCAATCATATCGCAGTAGTGGATAAAGGCCGCGCCGGTCATGAATGCGCAATCAAAGACTCTGGCGGCGGTAACCTATTTGCGGTTTGTGATGCAAACCCGCAAGCAATTAGCACAATTTCAAATGAGGGCTATAAAATGAAAATTACACTTGACGGCGTATCGGTTACGCTAACCGACGCAAGCGAGGTGCAGGCCGCGTTTGACAAAAAGACAAGCGAGCTAACCGCTGTAATTGCAGCCAAGGACGCCGAGACAGCTAAGGTCGTCGTGTTGACCGCTGAATCCGTCACTAAGGATGCCGAAATTGCCAAGTTAACCGCCGATCTTGTCGCGTCTGCAATCACCCCCGCCAAGTTGCGCGATGCCGCTAAATCCTATGCTGACGCTCAGGTCAAGGCCAAGGCGTTTGGTGTCGAGCCGGATGAGAATGACAGCGAGGATATGATTAAGAAAAAGGTCGTCGGCAAGGCTATGGGCGACAAGGCTAAGGACTATACCGCCGACCATATCGCAATCGCCTTCGATGCGCTTATGCCGCCAAGCGGGACTGTTGTTGCCATTGGGCAACCGGCGGTTGTTGGTGACGCAACGACTAACGTAAAGGCCGCGCAAGCCGCCCGCATGGCTCGCCTTTCCAACGCGCATCGCGCAGCATAAGGAATAAATGAAATGGCTGTAACTCAATCAAATTTTGGCGAAACCTACGAAAAGGGTTACGCTGGTATGGAAGCGGATGGGGAGCTTTCCAATATTGTAACACGCACGCTCGAGGGTGCAGCGGCCTGCGCCTTCGGACGCCCGGTTTACAAGGGCGTGACCGACCGTGGCTGCAGCTTGACCGTTGCCGCTGACGAGCTTGTCGGCTTTGCTATTGCGGATAAGACCTTGCCCGTAACGCTGGAGCGCGCCGCTGACACCTTCGCACCGCGCGATAACATCGGCGTTAAAGAACGAGGCAAGATTTGGGTCCCGTCAACCACTGCCGCCAACAAAGACCAGCCCGTATATGTAACGCCTGCGGGTGCAATCACCAACGTGGCTGGGGCTAACATTGAGGCTTCAGGATGGGTATTTGACGACACTATCGCTACTGCGGGCGTCGTCCGTATCATTCGCCGCTAACAGGGGTAAATAAAAATGACCGAATATAAGTTCTATGATTCCCTTGAGCAAGCCCGTATCGCGCTTGACGCCGAGAAGCCTGAATTGCGCTTTTCGGATGCGATTCGCGGCGTTGATCTAAGTGACGCGCAACAAACCTTGGCGTTCCTTGAGCCGCAACTTTTGCGGGTTGAACAATCGGTTTATATGGTGAAATATCCAGAAGCCAATTACGCAGAGTTCATGCCTGTAGACACCCAAGGTTCGATCTGGACCGCTGGCTCTATCTTTTACAGCGGCGATGTCGCTGGTAAGGCCGAATGGTTTGATGTTGCAGCAGATGACATGCCTTACGCGGATTTTAGTCGCACGCAATTCCTGCAAGAAAACCACATGGCCGGGATTGGCTACAAGTTTAATCGTGGCGATCTGGAGCGAGGCAACCAGCTCGGCGTTGACGTGTTGTCAAACAAGGCGCAGGCGGCAACTAAGGTTGCGGAGCGTTTCATTGATTTGACGGCTGTGCTCGGCGATGGTGCGAAGTTCACCACTGGCTTCTTTAATAACCCGCTTGCAACCACGGTTGCCGCTGGTGCAACGTTCGCTGCCTCTAACCCTGACGCCATCGTTGCGCTGGTCAACACTGCGCTTTCGAGCATCGAAGTCAACACCGGCGAAACCTTCATGGCTGATACGTTGCTATTGCCGACTGCGGTTTACAACGCGCTTGCAACGCGCCGGATGACTGATACCAACATGACTGTCTTGGCCTATATCATCGCCAATTCTGTCGTGCCAAGCTTGACGGTTAAGAAAACGCGCCGCTTGACCAATAGTATGATGACCTACGCCAACACCCTTGAGGTCCATCGCTTCCACTTGCCCGGCGGCGGCTTGCAGATGTTTCCGATGTGGCAAAAAGGGCCTTTTTCTTGGGAGGTACCCGGCATTATGTCTATTGGCGGCTATGAAAACCGAATTCCGAAGGCTATTACAATTACGACCGGAATCGCTTAATCATGGCTACCTATAGCGTAAAGAACGAAGCTCTCGGCGCGCGTGGAATTGGTGACTTTCTAATCGAAGCGGACGCAAGTCTTGATTCGGTTGAATTGAGCGAAGACGCGGCCTTGTTGCTTGGCGAATTGAACGGAGTAACCGTTAAGGAATCCAAACCCAAGCCCACGCCCAAGGCCGACGACGCCAAGTAACAAAAACACCTTTAACCGGGGGATGGGGCGGGCCGTAAAACGCCTGCCCTTTTTTTATTAGGAATTTAAAAATGACAACTCAATATAGTGACGCAGTAATTAACGCGATGTTGGACGCTGCGGAAACGGCAACGGGTGTTAGCCCTACCCTTGAGCTTCGAAGCGGCGCAAAGCCCGCTACAACTGCAACAGCGGATAGCGGAACGTTGTTGCTTAGTATGGCGTTGCCAAGCGATTGGATGGCCGCTGCAACGGGGCGTAGCAAGGTCAAGGCAGGCACGTGGAGCGGCGTTGGCGGGGCAGGTGCTGGAGCAGGGACTGTTGCGGGCCACTACCGGATTAAGCAAGGTGCGACGTGCCATTATCAAGGCTCAATTACGATTGATGGCGGCGGCGGCGATATGACGTTGACAAACCCGAATATTGCGATCAACCAGACAGTTTCGATCCTGACATTTACGCTTACCGGCGAGCCTGCATAATGGCAATAACGGACGAATCCACTCTTATCTCGGCGCTTAAGGGCGTTCTTGGCAGTCGGTTGATTGCCAAGGCGACGGCTGTCTCCGAGGGTTTGGGGACGTTTCATAGCTTATGGAAAGTTCTTGGGCAGCCGGGGGCGGGGGTAAATCCGCCTTTGTTTTCGTCCGGGGGCGCATACGTGCCTACAACAGCAACGGCGGGCGCGTTCCCGTTTCTTAATAGCGCGGTTGATGGTG